TAGTATTACCTCCTGACACCTCTGTGCCACCGAAGTATCTTATTTCTTTTATTCTTTCAAAAAATGCATCTCTGTTAGCTTTTTCGGTAAACCATATTGCTGGATCGAAGTTCGAAGTCAATATAATAGTTTTGCTATAGAATTCTCCGCTTCCTCCTTTAAATTCTATTCTCAAAGGGTATCTATCAAGTAATTTCAGATAGAAATCATATTGAATATCAAAACAGTTTTGTGGGTCAAAGTCGTCAATTAGTACACAAGGCTCCCCCCTGTAACCATCCCACCATTTTCCTGCCATTTTACTATATACGTTATCTATTCCAAATTCTTCGTATACAGCTCTAGTTTTTCCTGTTCTAGGTGCACCATAGTAGATTCTTATATCCATCTCCCAGTTTCTTTTTACTTCTGTTAGAGATGCTCTAGCTCTTGCAAGGCAACCGTTTATTCTTAGAGCTTTATCACCGTGAGCCATATAAATATCCTTGTCGGTAGCTCCAGCCTGCAACATTTCTACCATGGATTTAATATCTGATCTCTTACCTTTTTTTGGACATTCTCCGTATTCTACTAGCACTTTTTCTTTAGAGCAATATTCTCTACTCTGTTGACAGTTACCTCTCATAGCCTCCCAGTGGATTCTAGGATTAAATTTAGGCATAACAACAGCATTTTTGTAGTATATAGCTCCCTGTAAGTGTGGTGTACCACTTAAACCTACTTCTTCACCTATTATATACCATACAGCTCCTTCAAATCGTAATTTTAGCTCTGATATTTCTAAGTTACTATAGTTATTTAAGGTAAAACACCACCCTCGACTTTTTGCTCGTATCTCGTGACCCATTATTTTATTGTGCCAAACTATTTCTTTAAGCTATTTTTTATTTTATTTTTCTATTAAATTTTTTTTGGTCTAAAGCTTTATTTTTCCATCTTAAATGCCATATAACCGAAGACGCACATATCGCCGGAAACGAAATTATCGCCGAAAAACTTCTAGAGCATCTATCTATGGAAGAGCTGGGAGACAATTATGGAAGGACGTTAAGACACTCAAGAATCTTATAAATGTAGAGTGGAAAGTTCAAAACCATGTAACTACTTCTACTTCTGTCCCTAACACGGGTACTGTAATGCTATTGAATCATTTAGCCCTAGGTGAGGATTATAACAACCGTTCTGGTCGCCAAGTAAGGTGGAAATCTCTTCAGTGGCGTTGCACTACTCAGAAACATGCTTCTGCTACCTCCTCTAGAGTCAGAATGCTAATAGTAATAGACAGACAGTGTAAGCAAGCACTACCTTCAGCTTCAGAAATACTAGATTCATCTGTTGCACCTCTTATTGATGGATTTAGACAATTAGATGCCAGAAAGCGTTTTGTCATACTGAAAGACGTTATGTTTCTTCTAAATAATGATCGTCCTGAGCTAACTAAAACTGGGTATTTCAAAATGGATATGAAGACAGTATATGATGCTTCAGACAACGGTGATATTACAGATATATATTCTAACTCACTTTATATGGTCATGATAGGAGACGAAGCTACTAATCAACCTACTCATGAAACAAATGTGAGACTTAGATACATCGACAATTAAAATATCTATATATTATAGATATCTAAATACACTATATGCCAGAGCGAAGCGATTTCTATTTTCCTATTCCCTCGTATGTTGGCTTGTTTTCTGGTGTCAGGAGAC